AGAGGACAATACCGAGCCAAGCCGAGAAATCGGAAGGTGTAACGACTAGAGGTGAGAGCCTCGTAGGACCAAGCGGTCCGAAGTGCCCAGCCCCTCAAAGTGAGGGTGAAGAGATAGTCTGATCTACTAGGTAACTGGTAGCCTCGAAAGAGGGATGAGAGAATAGCGAATCTCATTTAACATTGATGCAGTGATTTCGGCAATGTGCAAGTGATTGCAAACCGCTTCCAGCGTGAGCGTGATGCATGGGTGATCGACCCTGACTACGCCAAGATGACTGTGCTGCGCCCTTACCAGCAAGTTGAATTGGCCAAGACTGGCGATGCTGAAAAGCGTATGCTGATCGTGGAATGGGGTCACAAAGTATTGGCTGAAAATGCCCATGGTTTGGCCGCTGACTTGATCACTTCTTAATCGAAGCAAACTGAAAGGGCCAGGGAAACTTGGCCCTTTTTTTAAAATGATTCACAAAAGACTATTTAGCGAAAACAAAGATCAAGGCATCAAACGAATCTGGCATGAAAACCCAGAAACTGGCGATGTGACCATTGAGACCCAACAAGATGTCACAGCGGTGATTGAGGCCAACAAGGCCATCTATAACGCTGTGGATGAGAAAGCCAACTGGACTGGTGAATGGCATTTAATTGCATCCATCCCCGAATCCCTTTATTACAAGATGAAGGCCGAGGGCAAGATCGATGACCAGGAATACATGAAACGCTGGCTCAACGACTCCGACAACCAATTTTTTAGAACTCGCCCTGGGAAAGTATGAACTACATTGCTGTATGCACACCGGCCCGTGATCAGGTCCACACCAACTACACCTATTGCATGGTGAATATGGTGGCTTATCACACGCTCAATACCACAGACGCAATCAGTCTGAAATTGATGCAAGGCACGATCATCCAAAATCAAAGAGCTGATCTTTGCTTGGATGCCATGAAAGAAGGCTGCACACACATTCTCTTCATTGACTCGGACATGACGTTTCCACAAGATATGGTGGAAAGACTCTTAAAGCACGACAAAGAGATTGTGGCAGCCAACTGTGCCAGGCGCAGAATGCCCACCGGCCCAACTGCCCAGAACTATGACGAGAACGGCAAGCGCCAGGCGGTCTACACCATGCCAGAATCCACTGGACTTGAAGAGGTGGGGAGCATTGGAACGGGCATAATGCTGATCAAGCGCGAGGTGTTTGAGGGCATGAGTGAGCCATGGTTTGATATGCCGTGGCAGGCCACACGGGGCTACATGGGTGAGGATGTGTTCTTTTGTAAGAAAGCTCAAGAGCTAGGTTACAAGGTCTACATCGACCATGATGTTTCAAAGGAAATTGGCCACATTGGCACGTTTGAATTTCGCCATGAACACACTTGGATTGTGAAAGAAGAGATGGAAAAAGAGGCCCAATAATGGCACTGACAACCTATACAGAGCTGAAGACATCCATTGGTGACTGGCTTAACCGGTCGGACTTGACTTCTGTCATTCCTGACTTTATCTCTCTGGCCGAGGCACAAGTTGAAAGAACACTGCGCACCAGGCAGATGATCGTCAGGGCCAATGCGTCTTTTGATGCGCAATATGGTGCTGTGCCTGCTGACTTCTTGGAGGTCAAATCCCTCAAGCTCACAAGCACAAATCCCCAGACCCCATTGCAGTTTTTGAGCATTGATGCCTTAGATAATGAGATGACCAAATACACGGCCAGCGGCAAACCCAAATTCTTTGGTGTGGTCGGTGGCCAATTCAGAATTGTCCCAACACCAGACAGTAATTACACGACCGAGCTGACCTATTACGCCAAGTTGACAAAGTTATCAAGCAGTGTGGCAACCAACTGGCTTTTGACATCAAACCCCGACATTTATCTGTATGGCGCATTGCTCCAGGCTGCACCATACTTGCAAGATGATGCGAGAATCCAGACATGGGCAACGCTGTATGAGCGAGCCTTGAACGATTCACAAACTGCCGATGATCGAAGTGCATCTTCTGGCGGTGCATTGCTGACCCGTGCAAAGACTTTTGGATAAGGACTAAACCATGTCATCTTTTACCGACTACACCGAAAATCTAGTTTTAACCTTTCTCTTGACCAGTAGCACGGCCACACGCCCCACTGCCTGGTATGTAGGCTTGTTTACTGCTGCACCTAGTGACACGGGTGGCGGCACTGAGGTCTCTGGCAACGCCTATGCGCGTGTGGTCACTGGCACAATTACTGTCTCTGGCACAAGCCCCACAAACGCAACAAACGCAGCGTCTATCGAGTTTGCAGCTGCCAGTGGTGGTAACTGGGGATCAGTCGGCTGGGCCGGCATCTTTGATGCAAGCACTGGTGGCAATCTTTTGGCCTGGGCAGCGCTGACAACTGCACGCACCATCAATGATGGCGATGTGCTGCGCATCCCAGCTGGCGACCTTGATGTCAGTTTGACATGACATGGCTGCATACGGCACTGGCTATTATGGAGGTGGCAATTACTCTTATGGCGTAAGTCTAGGAGCGTTTGCCGTTTCTGGCAGCAGCACTGCATCAGCTGCTGCCATTCGCATTTCTAATGCGGCATTTTCTGTCTCTGCATCCAGCACAATGGCTGCGCAGGCAACTGTTAGCCAGGCTGCATCATTTAGCATCACAGCGTCAAGCAGTGCATCTGTCGCAGCCACACTGGTACAGTCATGCTCTTTGAGTATTGAAGGTGCGTCAAGCGTTACTGTTAGCACGGCAATCATTGGTAGCAGTGGATTGGTCATTAGCGCATCAAGTGAGATGGCAGTGGCAGTTGTCACGATTCAATCAGCAGCTGCTGCCGTGACTAGCACATCGAGCATGACTGTCAATGCTAATTTAAAATGGGTCGCTGAGAGCGATACATCTGAAACATGGACAGCAATAGGGGACACCAGTGAAACTTGGACTCCAATTGCTGATAATAGTGAATCTTGGCAAATTGCCGCATGAGGTGAAAAATGGCTGATACAACCACCACAAATCTATTGCTGACCAAACCAGAGGTCGGTGCATCTACAGACACCTGGGGAACGAAGATCAATACCGATCTGGACTCTATCGATGCATTGTTTGATGCAGGCCCATTACTTAAAGTCACCAAAGGTGGCACTGGTGTTGGCACTAGCACAGGCTCTGGCAACAATGTATTGTCAACCAGCCCGACACTTGTCACGCCAATTCTTGGCACTCCAACATCTGGCACTTTGACCAATGCAACTGGTTTGCCAATTGCAACCGGTGTATCTGGCCTTGGTACTGGTGTGGCAACATTCCTGGCAACACCCTCAAGTGCCAATCTAATTTCTGCGGTTACTGATGAAACAGGCACAGGCTCTTTGGTGTTTGCCACAAGTCCTACCCTGACAAACCCCACAGTCACAAACTATGTAGAGACTGCGTTTACTGCCAATAGCTCAACTGCCATCACTTTAGATTTAGCGAATGGCACAGTGCAAATCATTACCTTGACAGGCAATGCGACTATCACAATGCCAACCGCAACTGCTGGCAAGTCTTTTATTATTTTGCTAAAGCAAGATGCTACAGGCTCACGTTCTGTCACTTGGTCAACTGTTAAATACCCAAGTGGTACTGCACCGACTATCACAGCAACAGCAAGCAGGATGGATATATTGTCGTTTTTTGCAGATGGGACGAACTGGTACGGCACAGTTCTTGGGCAGAACTTTACTCCATAAGGGTTTCTCATGTTTGCAGCATCTAAATCAGGCTCTGTCGTTGACGCAAAAGACCCCCAATTTAACTATGTGACTATGCTCTTGCATGGCGATGGAACTAATGGCGCTCAGAACAATACGTTTTTAGACTCATCCACAAATAACTTCACCATCACCCGCAACGGCAATACTACGCAAGGCACGTTTACGCCTTATGGTAGTAATTGGAGTAATTATTTTAATGGTTCAACCGATTATTTAACCACTCCATCATCAGCAAATCTTGCATTTGCCTCTGGAGATTTGACTGTAGAAGTATTTGCATATTTAACAGGAAGTGCAAACGCTAGATTTTTGTTTGACTTTAGAACATCTGGAAGTGAATCAACAACAAGAATTTATTCGTATGTATCTGGAACAACTTTATACATTGGGTTTGGCGGCTCAGATGACATAAATGTTGGCTCGGTGTTTACTGCATCACAACAAAATCATTTAGCAATAGTTCGTTCTGGCTCTGGCTCAAACAATGTTTCTATATTTTTAAATGGCTCAAGAATATATCAACTTACAGATACAACAAATTTTTCAACAAACACTTTGGCGACTATTGGGCGCAGATATGCAATTGCTAGTGGCGATAACTATTGGTTGGGATATTTATCGAATTTAAGGGCATTAAAAGGTACTGCACAATATTCTGGCACAACATATACAGTCCCAACTTCACCATTGACGGCAATCACAAACACTCAGTTGCTGACCTGCCAAAGCAATCGTTTTATAGATAACAGTACAAACGCATTTACTTTAACTGTTAACGGCTCACCAAGCGTCCAACGCTTCAGCCCATTTAGCCCTACAACTGCCTACTCCACAAGCGTGATTGGTGGCTCTGGGTACTTTGATGGTAGTGGGGATTATTTAAAAGCTCCTGACAATGCGGCATTTTCAATGTCGACAAATCCTTTTACAGTTGAATGTTGGGTCTATGTAACTACTGCTGCTTCTGCTGGTCAAAGCATTATTTCTCAATGGATTAGTGGAAATGACAGCAATAGTTCTTGGATGTTGGGTTTTAATTGGGGAGGTGGTTCTGGTGGAAATAAATTTGAAGGAACTATCTCTATTGGTGGTTCTGTTACATCAATAACTGATACCAGCAATTACTCTTTAAACACTTGGTATCACTTAGTGTTATCTCGGTCTGGTTCACCTGGTACTTTAGCTTTGTTCGTTAATGGAACAAGAGTGGCTTCAACTTCTATAACTGGTTCAATTGTTGATGCCACAAATTCGGTAGGTATTGGCATTCGAGGTGGTGGCACTGATTATCCTTTTCCAGGTGGATACATTTCAAATGTTAGAGTCGTTAATGGCACTGATGTTTATGGCTCAACAAATACAACGCTAACAATTCCAACTGCTCCATTGACAGCAGTAACAAACACATCATTGTTGTTAAACATGACCAACGCTGGCATCTTAGACAACGCCATGATGAACGACTTAGAAACTGTGGGTAACGCACAGATTTCTACAAGCGTTAAGAAGTATGGTACTGGCTCATTAGCGTTTGATGGTACGGGGGATTATCTTCTGTTGCAGGGAGGGCAGAATTTTACATTTGGTACTGGCGACTTTACGATTGAAATGTGGATTTATGTTGTTAGTGGGTTGAACGCAGATATTGTTTATTACGATGGTAGACCGACTTCAACAAATGGCTTATATAACATCATATATACAAATACAACGGGAAAACTTATATATAGCGCTAATTCTGCCGACAGAATTACAGGTACGACTACACTTTCTACGGGCACTTGGTATCACATTGCCTTGTCTAGGTCTGGTACTAGCACTAAATTGTTTTTAAGTGGTACACAAGAAGGAAGCACGTATACAGATTCAAACTCGTATATTGTTGGTGCAAATAGACCTGTAATTGGTGGCAATGGCTACACACTAGGTAATGCCCCTTTAAACGGCTACATAGACGATTTACGCATCACCAAAGGCGTGGCTCGATACACGGCTAACTTTACAGCGCCCACTGCGGCATTTGCAGATAAAGGATAAACATGAACATTGCTAAACTTATTGACGGACAACTTGTTGTTGCAGATTACAGAGAGATGTTCAAAGAAACATCATTCCCTGTCGGTGGCCCTAATGATGACTTTTTTACTGAAAACAACTGCTTTAAAGTAAGCGTCTTTAAAGAACACGACAGAGCAACCCAAATGCTTGTTGGTTGTGGTGCTTATGAGGAAAATGGCGTGGTCTATACAGTAGAAGTGCAGACTAGACCAGTAGTAGAGACAATTACGATTGAATCACTTGGTGACTCTATTGGTGGTGGAAGTGCTTGACCATGGACCCGACACAAGCGCAGCTCAATTCCCATGTTGATGTCTGCACACTGCGCTATGAGATGCTGTGTGCCAGGATTAAACGCTTAGAGAACATCATGCTTGGTGTCTCAGGCATCATGCTCACCAGCATGGCCGGCATCATCTTTACGAGTCTAAAGTGAAAGACTGGGCCGTGGCACTTATTGCTGCGGTCTGTATCACGGCCTTTGTGGTCTGGTCTGTATTCATTATTTTTTGGGCAATGAAATGACAAAAGCACCAGTTAAAAGAGCAGCGGCCAAGGTCGCACCAGTTAAAAGGTCAAGGCCAAGAGCAGCACCAGCCAGCCAGGTCAATGTGACTTTGGCTGCGCCAGCTGCTGCACCCAAGCCAGAAGCCAAAAAAGACGACTCAACCTTGGGCAAGGTCATTGGCCTGATCGAGTGGGTCGATAACCCGTTCAAGCTCTTCACAGTGATCTTGCTGTCGTTTCTGGCCTTTGCCGGTTACTTTGCCTGGGACTCAAGGCAAGTCATCTTGCAGGCCATCACAACGCAAGACAAGATGCCCCAGCTGGCCAAGCAAGAGCAATTGATCATGCCGGCCAGAAGCCTGATGAAGGATGTGGATGGAGTTGTCTTGCTGATCCACAAGGCCAACTTGACGACAAACAGCCGCACCACTGTGCTGGCGCTCAATGCCGATGGCTCAAGAGAGAAGGCCATCGAGGGGACTGTCACAAGCCTATTTAACGCAAGCGCTGACAGGAACGCTGCCATGGTGGCCATGTTAAATAACGAGGTGCTGTGTGAGGAATTTAACCCGTCTTCTAAGGTCGGTGAATGGGGTGTTAAGCAGGGCGTGAAATTCATGTGCAGAGGCTCAATCCCACCAGACCCTGGCAAGTTTGCCGGCTACATTGCCATTGGGTTTAAAGACAAGCCAGAGGACATTGGTGCATTGAAGACCCGCATCAACTTGGCAGCCAGCGATATGTCAGAAGATTGAAATGAATGCGCTGGCTCATTCTGTTACTGTTATTGGGGCTGGTTGGAGCCGTGGCAAAGAGTGGGTGTCATGTCAGAGAATTCTATGGGATTGGCTACACAGTACACGACCCAACCCTGCGCCACAAAGAGATGATGTTATGGCTGGACCAGAATGGTCAGCACTGCAAGTCAACCGAATACATGGTGATCTGGAACAACTTATCAGAGTGGGCCGGTTCAGCCGACTCCACATGGCTTAGAGCCAAAGTTGTCCATGGCTATAAAGATGCACTTGAGCGTGAAAAGAAATGATCCCGCCCATACACAAATGGTATCCGATGGTGCAGCCGGAGGGCTACCCAACCAAGACAGATGCCCTTGAGCGCAGGGCAGAGCGCTTGCAAGAAGAGTATGCACAGGCGCTGAAGATGCGGAAAATGAAAGACAAAATTGACGATCTTGAGTTTGAGCTGTATGTGAAAAAGGCAGAACGCAATCAACTTAGCCTAGAGATTTTTACAAATAGAAAGGTGGATTTTTATGTTTGATATTTTGGGTGGCGGCATATTGGGGTCAATCTTTGGCGGTGTCTTTAGGATGGCCCCAGAGGTCTTGAAGTGGCTTGATAAAAAGAACGAGAGATCGCATGAACTCTTGATGTTTTCCAGGCAGTGCGAACTGGAACAATTAAGGGGCCAGCAAAAGCTCGCTGAGATTGGCGCTCAAAGAGAGGCTGCCGTGGATGTGGGCGTGATGGATGCGTTTAACAATGCCATCACCCAGCAGGCCGAGATGGTCAAATCTGCCGGTGGCTGGGTGGCCAGTTTGTCGGCATCAGTGCGGCCCCTGGTCACATACTGGGTGTTGTTTGTGTGGAGCTTCATTCATGTCTGGTTTGCTTGGAATGCTTGGCTTGCTGGCGCTCCAGCGGTGGAAGTGTTCAAGACCATGATGACACCAGACTTTTCTGCATTGCTGTCTGGGACAATCAATTATTGGTTTCTTGATCGCACATTGGCCAAGAGGGGTCTATGAACTTAGAGCTGGCTGCTGCCCTTTGCCGCCAGTTTGAGGGCTATCGGGCCAAGCCCTACCTTTGCCCAGCTGGTGTGGCCACTATTGGCTACGGCTCGACCTACTACGCTGACAAGCGCAAGGTGACATTGGAGGACCCGCCAATGGATGAGCCAACTGCCAGGGCTTTGTTGATGATAGAGCTGGAGCATACCTATCTGCCTGGTGCATTAAGGAACTGCCCCATCCTTGCCACAGATGAAAAGAAGTGCAATGCCATTGTTGACTTCTGCTACAACTTGGGGACTGGCCGGCTCCAGACTTCTACCTTGAAACGAAAAATCAATGCCGGTGACTGGGAAGGTGCAAAAGAGCAGCTCATGCTTTGGACCAAGGGTGGTGGCAAGGTTTTGCCTGGTTTATTAAAGCGCAGAAAAGCCGAGTGCGCTTTGCTTGATTGAGGCATAAAATTGCACCATGGCCAGCCAAACACAACAACTTGAAAATCCCACTCCACCAGGACTCGGTTATCCGACCGAGACCTATGAGCGCAGGCATTTCAATGAGAACAATGGCGCATTGACTGTTTACTTCAAGAAACTGTCATTCGTGCTGGGGTCTTTGTTTGGACCAAGGGGCGGTCGGTTTATGAATACCCCCCATGGGGCTTTCCAAGATTCCACAGACCAAGTGGCTGCCAACACCACCACGGCCTATGCGGTCACATTCAACACCACAGACTTTAGCAATGGCGTGACTATGGCCAGTGGGTCCAGAATCACTGTGGCCGATGCCGGAATCTGGAACTTGCAGTTTTCCATTCAGTTTACAAATACAACAAACGCCCCTCAGGATGTGGATGTCTGGTTTCGGGTCAATGGTACAAATTCAGCCAATTCAAACAGCAGATTTGGCTTTGCACAAAGAAAAGGTGCAAGCGATCCTTATCACACCATTGCTGCCATGAATTATTTTTTGACCTTAAATGCCACAGACTATGTTGAGATAATGTGGAGGCCAACCGACACGGGTGTGTCAATTGAGCAATACGCTGCTGGAACAAGCCCAACACGGCCAGCAGTCCCATCAGCCATTGTCACAATGACATTTGTCTCAAACATTACCTAATACTGCCATGTATATACCTTTAAAACTACCCCCAGGTGTTTTCCGAAATGGCACTGAATACCAGGCAGCAGGCCGCTGGTATGACGCAAACCTAGTGCGCTGGTATGAGGGAACACTGCGCCCCATCAATGGATGGCGCACCAGGTCAAGCTCACAGATGTCAGGCTCATGCCGAGGCATCATCACTTGGCGCGATAACAGCGGCAACCGGTGGATCGGTGCAGGCACGCATTCCAAACTGTATGTGATGAATGAGGCTGGGACACTCAAAGACATTACCCCCACAGGCTTCACAAGCGGCTATGCAAGCGCTACAACGCTGACCGGCTATGGCTACAGCACCTATGGCAACTTTGCTTATGGTGTGGCACGGCCAGACACTGGCGCTCCAATATCTGCCACTACATGGTCAATGGATACATGGGGCGAGTATTTGATCGCTTGCTCTAGCACTGATGGCAAGATTTATGAATGGCAATTGGGCTTTTCAACGCCTACGCTGGCAGCTGCCATTACCAATGCACCCACTGGAAACAAGGCAGTTTTAGTTACTCAAGAGCGCATTTTGTTTGCCCTTGGCGCTGGTGGAAACCCCAGAAAAGTCCAGTGGTGTGATCAGGAAAATAACACCCAGTGGACACCAGCTGGTGACAATCTTGCAGGCGACTATGACTTAGCCACCCCTGGCTCACTCATTGCCGGCAAGCGGGTAAAGGGTGTGAATCTATTGTTTACCGATGTGGATGTCCACACGGCCCAGTATGTTGGCGCTCCATTTGTCTATGGCTTTGAGAAGGCTGGAAGTGGCTGCGGCCTTATTTCGGCCCAAGCCGTGGCGGCCATTGACACTGCTGCCATTTGGATGAGCAGAGCAGGCTTTTGGATTTATGACGGCTATGTCAAGCCACTGCCAAGTGATGTGTCGGATTACATCTTTGACAATATCAACTTTGCCCAGGCATCCAAGATTTATGCGGTCCATGTCAGCAAATTTGGTGAAATCTGGTGGTTCTACCCATCCAGCTCTAGCAACGAGAATGACAGCTATGTCACTTTCAATTACAGAGAAAACCATTGGAACATTGGCACAATGTCTAGGCTTGCTGGGGTTGACTCTGGGGTGTTTACTTATCCATTGATGGTCAATAGCACTGGCTACATCTATGAGCATGAAGTCGGTTTTGCTTATGACAGCGCCAGTGTTTACGCTGAGTCTGGCCCAGTTCAGCTAGGCAATGGCGACAACATCATGTCTGTGCGCCAGGTAATCCCAGACGAGCAAACACTGGGTGAGGCGGTGGTTTCATTTAAAACCCGAAATTACCCAACTGGCACGCAATCGACATTTGGTCCATACACGGCAGCAAACCCAACTAGCGTCAGGTTTTCTGGCCGGCAAGTCAATGTGAAGGTCACTGGCAACACTTTGGCTGACTGGCGCATTGGGGTAATGAGACTGGATGCAGTCCCAAGCGGTAAGCGATGAGCGACCAAGAACAATTGGACAGGCTGCGCCATCATGTGGAGGCTGCCTTAGAATACAGTGGAGGCACACACAATTTTGACGATGTCACTGAGATGGTTGAGGATCACAGATTACAGCTGTGGCCGGCCAAAGACTCAGTGGTGTTGACAGAGATCATTGTCTATCCCAGGCTAAAGAATTTGCATTATTTTCTGGCTGGTGGCGACCTAGATGAACTCTCACGGATGAGACCATTGATCGAATCCTGGGGCAAGTCTGTTGGCTGCACCAGGGTGACATTGGCAGGCCGAAGAGGCTGGGCCAATACATTTTTGAAAGACGAAGGCTACAGTCCAAAATGGTCTGTCCTTGCAAAGGAACTTTAGGGGAATAAAGATGGCATTGACACCACAACAATTTAAAGCATTCATCTACCAGGGCGGTGCTGATGATGCTGTGGCCACCCAGCGCGGCATTGACTATGCGCAGTCTATGGGCCTGACTTCTCAGCAAGCCACAAAACTTTTCAATGATGCGCTTGGCACTAATTTCTCGCCATCAGATTTTGAGTCTGTGGTCGCTGCAAAGCAAGGCACAGAAATCAGTCCCCAAGAATTTAGAAACCTAATTTATGCTGGTGGTGCTGATGATGCTGTGGCCACGCAGCGCGGTGTTGATTATCTGAAAAACATGGGTTACACACCCACAGAATCGACCAAGATATTTAACGATGCACTTGGCACTAACTTCACAGTGGGCGATTACAACCGAGTCGCTGGCCAAGTTAGTGGCAATGCATTCAGAGACTACATCTATGAAGGCACTGGCGGCAACGACACATTGGCCACAGTCAGGGGCATCAATTACGCAAGGTCATTGGGCTTGAATCCACAGCAGACTGTGGACCTATTTAATACCTCTCTTGGCACTAACTTCACGCAAGCAGACTTGACCCGTGCCAGTGGCGAGGCGACTAACTTGTCGGCTGGAGCCACTCAAGGCGCTGGACTGCTGACTGGCAATGACTTTAGAAATTACATCTACCAAGGCACTAATGGCAACGATACTCAAGCCACAGTGCGTGGCATTTTGTATGCTGACTCACTTGGATTGACACCACAGCAGACTGTCAATTTGTTTAACAGCTCACTTGGCACTAACTTCACAATTGCTGATTTGACCCGTGCCAGGGGTGAGGTGCAATCGGTCGCGCCAGTTGAGGCTCCAATTGGTTCTAATTTTAGAATCACGCCTCCAGTGACACCAGTGACTCAAGTTACTCCCCCAGTGACACCAGTTACACCAGTTACGCCAGTTACGCCAGTGACACCCCCAGTGACACCAGTTACTCCGGTGACACCCCCAGTGACACCAACAACGCCAACGACACCAAGGCAGCCAACAACGCCACAGTCACCATTTGCACAGAACTTTGCAAACTATCAGGCGATTTCTCCTGGCGCTCAGTACAACCCAGCTGTGACACCTGGTGGTGTTTCCCCATATTCGGCAATCATGTCGCAAATGAATAATGGGGCATTCCAAAACCCTTATGCCAACTTTGTGCCTAATACGCCACTGGGTGGCTACAACCCCAACCTGTATACAGAGTTGGCTATATTGAATAAAACAGCAGCTGACAAGGCTCAGTCTTTAATCAATACCCAAACAGATTATGGTGGCGGTGGTGGCGGTGATAGTGGTGGCTCTAGCGGTGGTGATAGCGGTGGCGGTGATGGCAATAGCGGTGGCGGCCCAGGCACTGGTGCTGCTGGTGATAGTGCATACGCCAAAGGCGGCATGGTCCACAGCCTACTCGGCCCCAACCCACCTGGCCCAGATGATGGCGCTGGATATCTTGATCGCGGTGAGTATGTCATCAAGAAATCAGCAGTCAAAAAGTATGGTCGTGGACTTTTGGACATGATTAACGAAGGCAAAGTGCCTGCAAAGAAAATCAGATCATTACTGGATTGAAGGGATAAAAAATGTCTAAAGGTGGAAGCACAACATCAACAAGCTCTATTGATCCACAGATCAAAGAAGCATTCTTAACCAACTTTCAGCAGGCCCAAGGGGTCGCTGGCGCTTTGCCGACTCAGCAGTTTGCTGGCTTTAATCCCATGTACCAGGCAGGCGAGCAAGCTCTGGTCAACACGGGGCTTGCTGGCCCAGGCATCACTGGCACTGACTTGGCAGCTCAAATGGCAGCTTATGGTGGTGTTTACCAGCCTGCTGCCGTGCAGGCATCCCAGTTGTCTGGCTCCAACATCAGCAACTATTTAAACCCATTTCAAAACACTGTGATCCAAAACACGCTGGGAGACATTGAGTCTGCCAGGCAAGCGGCTAATCGTCAGATCGGTCAGCAGGCCACACAGGCCCGTGCCTTTGGTGGATCACGCCAAGGTGTAGCAGAGGCTTTGACCAATGCGGCCTATGGCAAGCAAGCGGCCACCACGGCAGCGCAGATGAGAACTCAGGGCTTTGACACTGCTGCGGCACTGGCCCAGCAAGACATTGCCAGACAGCAAGCGGCAGACTTGGCCAACCAATCGGCTGGCTTGCAAGGCGCTCAATTGCGACTAAGCGGTGCAAACCAATTGGGAGGTCTTGCGGCCCAGCAACAAGCATTGCGTCTTGGTGGCGCTCAAGCGGTCATGGGCGCTGGCGGTGCGCGTCAGGCTTTGGACCAGCAACAAATGGATGCAATCCGAAACATTGGCTTGCAGCGTTTGGGCATTGTTCAGTCAAGCCTTGGTGCTACTCCGGCCAATCTTGGAATGCAGGCCACAACCCCATACAGCCAGAATGTCGGTGCTGGCCTATTAGGCGGTGCATTGGCTGGCTCTCAATTGGCTGGCCTTACTGGTGGAGCAATAACTGGTGGCATGGGCGCTGGCCTTGGTGCATTGGCTGCCTTGATCTAACATGAGAAACACCCCAACCCCAGAGCCACAACGCTACGCTGACGCGCAGCTCATGGCTTTGCTTGATCCATCAAGCAAGCGTGACACCATCCTGATCACGCCTGGATCACCTATGCCGTCTCGCATCCCTGATGGGTTGACAGTGGCTGAGACAAGCAGAGGCATTGTGATCACCAGTGACCCTGCAAAGGTCAAGATCATTGACAAGGGGTCTGAGAAAGATGTGGGCATGGCGCTGTTTGGCTATGCATACGATCAGGCCAAAGGCTTTGACAATGTGGCGGTGGCCATGGACAGAAACAGAACTCCGGTGGCAGAGTTGGCCATCAAGCCTGGTCAAGAAAGACGGGCCATGAGGGCAGCGTCTTTGCTTGCACCAGATACAGGATCAACTAACATGATGAGCAGAGGCGATGTGGTCAATACTCGCCTCAGAGGTTTATTGGATTAAGGTGGAAATATGGCTACTCAATTTGATTTTGCAAGTTTAGGCAATTTGTTTGGCGGTGGTGGTGGAATACCAACGGGACTTGATGCATTGCTGACAGAAGACCAGCGCAAGCTATTGGGCCGGAATGCTGCACTGTCAGCAGCCGGTGCATTGCTCCAGGCCAGTGGCCGAAGTGCAGTGCCTATCAGCATGGGCCAAGCGCTTGGATCAGCTTTGCAGGCTGGCCAGCAAGGTTATCAGCAAGCCCGTGCCAGCTCTTTTCAAGATTTGCTTTTGGGTGAGAAGCTGAAAGAAGGTCAGGCAGATCGTGCGCGTGACGTAGATTATTTTGCAATGCTAAAGGCAGCAGGCCAACCGGCACAACCAATGCCAGCAGCAGGCGCTCAAATACCTATGCCCCCAGCAGACATCGATGGCCCTGGTGTGCAAGTGTTCGCACCAGATGCACCTAGAGCAGCTGCACCAGCGCCAAACATCTTTGCCAATCTGACACAAGAGCAACGCACACTGCTGGCCGGTATGCCTCGCAAAGAGGGTGCAAAGTTTTTGCTTGAAACCACGAAGCCAGAGGCCACTCCAGAGAATATCAAGACTTTGAAAGCATTGGGTCTGCCCGTGACACTGGAAGGCTTGCGTCAACTGGACAAGCCAGAAGCATCACCAGCTGAGTCGCGTTTGCTTAGAGAGGCTGGAGTGCCTGTCACCTTAGAAAATATTATGCAACTAAGGCGCTCTGGTGCAACGAATGTCAATGTCAAAGTGCCAGTGGACATGACCAGTGGCCAAAAGGGTTTTGAGAATGAAATGGCACTTGGCAAGTCATTTAAAGCAGAGCCAATTTACAAAGACTACAGCGATATGCAGTCTGCATTTGGTCAGGTGGTTTCATCATTGAGCGCAGGCACACCAATTGGTGATGTGGCTGGTGCTACCAAGATTATGAAATTGCTGGACCCTGGCTCTGTAGTGCGTGAGTCTGAATTGGCAATTGCTATGGCCGCGTCTGGCCGCATGGACCGATTGCAGAACTATTTCAGCAACATGATGAGTGGCCAGAAACTCACTCCGACCCAGCGCGATGACTTTAAGGCTTTGGCCAACGAACTGTATGCAGCCGCTGGCGATGCGTACAACAAGAAGCGCAATGAGTATCGAGGATTTGGTGAGGCTTATAACTTCAAAAACCTTGATACAGCTCTTGGCGCTCCAGCCACTATCCCATCAGTCATGCGAACAAGACCTGGTGCATCACCAGGCGGTGGTGGTGGTACGACAAGACCATCTCTTGGCAATATCTTTGGCGTACCAGGAGGCTGATCATGGATGGCATTAAAGAGAAAATCAAAGAAGCTCAGAAGGCCGGTTACAAGGATGACCAGATCATTCAGTTTTTGGCCCAATTGCCAGATGTTGGACCACAAGTCACGGCAGCACTTGAGAGCGAATACAAGCCAGCCGAAATTCTAAAATTCTTGGGACAGTCTCCGGCCTATCGAGAAGGCACAGAACTGCCAACGGCATTTCGCGGATTTGTCAGCGCAATGCAAGGCCCAACATTCAACGCATTCCCCAAAATTGTGGGTGCGGTTGGCGCTCCATTTGCCGCCATTGAGCAGGGCATCCCATTGGGTGAAGCCTACGCGCAGGGCCGTGACATCATGCGCGGTGCTGCTGAGTCCTATGAGCAAGAAGCCCCATACAAAGCGGCTGGTGGCCAATTAGTGGCCAGTTTGCCCATGGTGCTTGGCGGCTTGACTGGCACTGCCGTTAAAAGTTTAGGTGGGGCAGTGATGCCGGCAATTGAAACTGCTGCCCCAAGGGTCGCACCAGCAATTCAAGCCGCAGGCAGATACATGACTGCTGCGCCTGGTGCTGGCCAAGTCATGGGTTTAGGTCAGCGCATGGCCCAAGCCGGTGGCTCTGGCGCTGGCTATGGATTTGTCAGCGGCCTTGGCGGTTCCTACGAAGATGACGCAATAGAGATGCTGAAAGAGGCAGGCAAAAGCGCATTGATCAGTGGCGGCCTAGGTGTTACCACTCAGCCAGTGATGGGCATTCTTGGTGCTGGGGGCCGTCAGGTCATGGCGCGTATGTCTCCCACAGCTGCTGGCACATACGCCCAGCAAAAAGTAGCAGAGGCATTGATTCGTGATGTGCCAGAGCCATTGACGGGTGCAAACGCATTAAGTAGAGCGCAGGCCAGACTTTTGAAGTTAGGCCCAGAGGCTCGCATTGCCGATGTGGGTGGCCCGTCAACATTCAACTTGTTAGATGTGCAGGCCACATTGCCTGGCACAACGGCAGCCGCTGTAAAACGTGCCACCCGTGAGCGCCAAGTGGGTGCTGGTCCTAGATTGATGACCGCCACCGATGAAAGCCTTGGCACTCAAGGCGCGCAGTTTACGCAAACTCTTGAAAACTTTGCGACCCAGCGTTATCAAGAATCACGCCCCTACTATGCTGTGGTTGATGCTACAAATTTATCTGTAGACAACAACTTGATCAATTTGCTTAAAAAGTCAGGCAGTATGCAGCGCGATGCTGAAAACCTTTACAGAAAGCAAACTGGATTAGACATTGATCTGTCAACCTTAAAGTATGGCGAGCAAGTGCCAATGAATGTATTGGATACCTTGAAGCAAACTTTGTATGACTCAGCGCAAGCCTTGAGAAGAACGGGCAATAACAATGACGCATTGGCAACCGACAAAATTCGTGTCGATTTGACCGATCTGCTTGTCAATAAATCACCCAAGATCGGTGGCCAGTCTGCTTATGGCTTGGCCATGAAGACTTATGCTGGACCATCACAGATGATGGATGCAGCAGATGTTGGTCGATTGGTTATGAAAGGCGACATCTTGGATGTGCAGCAAGCCACTAAGGGCATGAGCAAGTCTGAGCTTGATGCATACAGAATCGGGGTCTTGCAGGCTTTACGTCAGCAGACCGGCACAGAGTCTGGCCGAACATCATTGCTCAAGTTTTATAAAGAAGACGCAACAAAAGACCGATTAAAGGCTGCATTTGGAGATGACTACAAAGCATTTTCTGCTGCTGTCTTGCGCGAAGGCCAACTCAAGCAATTAGAGGCGGCTGGCCGTGGATCACAAACTGCTGCCAGATTGGCTGGACAGGCTGATCTTGATGTTGCACCATTGGCTCAGACAGCTGGTGCAGTGGCTTCTGGAAGCCCAATGGCCATTGTCACGGCTGCCACTAATCTGGCCCGTCAGACCCAAACCCCAGAGGCCGTGCGAAATGAAATTGGAAAGATTTTGCTTTCGCGTGATCCACAGCAGTTAACTCAACTGGCAGAGATCATTAGAAAACTAAACGAGTCTCGCGCAAGGGCTGCCGGTGTTGCAGGCCGAGGCTCTGGTCAGATTGGTGGAATGCTGAGTGATAACCCAGCACCATAACTAACCCCCAAAAAACGCGGCCACAAGTGGGTCACGTTTAACGACCCGTCTTTTCTGTCTGCGTCTGGCCAAGCCAAAGTCTTTGTCATCTGCTGACATTTTCTCTCTGTATTTCTTGATGCGCTCTGAGCCTGGCACTGGCCCAGGTGCAATGGCATCATCCCCATCACCCCATGACCACAGAGGCCGCCACTGGCCATTGGCGCTCACTCTGGTGTATCCGCTGATATAGACCAAGTCATGGCGGTGCAGATCAAACAGAATCCTTGCGGCACTTCTCCTGGCACAGAAGCACAGCTTGGCCAAGTCAAGGTCTGAGAGGTTCCCTTTCTTTTGAAGCGCTGCCTCGATGGCAGGCTCTACACGGGGTTTTAAGCCTCTGGCCATGTGCTGGTCTCCATTCGGGCTTTCAAGCGCTCCAGCATCGTTTTGACAACGAATGCACGGGCTTTGACCTCAGAGGGAATGGCGTGACCATAAACCTCTGGATGAAGTAGGTCATTGACCAGGTCGAGGCAGGCATCGATGGCTGGGGGTAGTTCATTTGTCAAGGAACTTCTCCAGCGCAGACACTTCAATGTGGTCCACCAGGCTTTGCAAGATCATGTGGGCAATGTCCACATCAGTGCCGGCAATGTATGCGTTATTGAGGGTCATGCACTCTTCAATATCAGGCTCATAAGGCGCACCATAAGAGTCGGTGTAGCCTTTCTCTTCTGGGCTGTATTCCAAGAAACAAGTCAACTCAACATTTTCAATAATAGTTTTAAAAATAAAGAGCTCATTTGGGCAATTGGGTGTAGGTGGGTAATTCATAGATATTTTTCAATACTAATTAACTGACCAATGTTTTAATGACATCTTTCAATTTATAAATCTCTGATGCTTGTTCATCAATAATTTTCATTAGTTCATCAGAAGTATTTTTATTGGTTATACCTTTTTTTGATTTAATCATTCTGTAATGCCCGTGTGAAACACCAATTGCTTCAGCGGCTTCTGCTCCTGTTGCATTTGGATTTATCTCTAAATAATTTCTAATCTTCTCTGATTTACTAACCTCTAACAAATTAAGTTTTAAAACTTCAGATTCAAGACCACGCAATTCAAAGATATGCTTTAAAAAAGAAATCAAATCTACGCGATTATCGTAATGTGGCATTGCGCCATTTTCCCATCGTGCCAATGTTTGCTGGGAAACAACTGAGCCTGTAAATTCTTTAAGTGCATTACAAAATTCATGCTGGGTAAAATTTAGCGAGACTCTATCATCATGAAGCGATGTGGCAAAATTTTCTTTACTCATGCTGACCACCATGCCACAAGTAAAGCGGCCATGCCAACGCCAATGGCCAAGGCGGTCAAATAATCCAAGAGGGTTTCGGTTTGCGGTTTCATGGTTTTCTTTCGTTAATGGGGCCGAAGCCCCGTGGGTTTTATTTAACAGCTTTTAAAACTTCAGTGTCCACCCAGTCGCCAATCTGGGCAGGCATCCAACCATTTTTTTGTTGGCGGCCCAGGTGAGTGCTGGCCATGTGGCAATAAGTATTGCCATCACGCTGTGCGCCCACAGCGACAATGCGCCATGTGTCGCCCATGTGGACAATGACTTTGTTGAAGAGTTGGTTTGTGTTCATTTCGTTTACTCCGTTTTGTGTTGGTGTAACGAATTATGCCAGAAAACAAATAACTGTAAAGAATTATTTTTATCTGTTGTTTTTATACATAAAGCGCAATTAGAATGCGCCCATGGAATCAATTCACACTATCAGGGCAA